TTACCGCACAATGGCGATATCGGAAGAAGTAACTTTCATGATGGCCGTCCCGATCGAGCTTTGGATTTTGCCGGTTGCCTGCACATAGTCTCCTTGCCGGATCACCGCGTCTCCGTCTACGCAAAGCAGAATCGAGCCGGTTTGATCCTCGATGCGAACCGTCAGGCTTCCATCGGATTTGCGGGCTGGTTCGGCGATTGCTTTTCCGATGACAGTGACCCGGCTTCCAGGCAAATCATACGCTTCCAGAATCGATAGCGCCGGGGCAACGCCCCCGCTTGCTTGCGGTTCCCCTGTAGGCACTTCGGCCGCAGCTGCGTAATCGATATGCCGGTAAACGGCATCGTGCATCATCATCAGCATAACGATCAGCAGCAAAGCGAGTCCGACACGAATCTTCCCCATCCACATGGCGACAGCCTCCCTGTCTCGTTCACTTGATAAGTTACTTCTAGCTTAACCATCAAGTGTTAACGCGAATCGCGCCTTATGTAAAAAGATTATGAAGGCGGCGGGTTTGGGAGGGAGGATGAGAGGGAAGGGGAAATGGAAGGCAGGGCTACTCCGCTCGCTCTGGAACAAATACGTGCAAAGGCTGGCCGGATGCTTTGCGCAGCTCGTTTGCCAGCCTTACTACGCATTGTTATTTTCGAGTAGCTCCTGCACATCTTCGCGAATCTTTGTGGGCACCTGCTCGATTGTCTTTTCGCCTCGCCGTATGAGCTCGGCGTAAGTTTCTTTTATTCGGTCCAGGTCCAGGTTCATCCTCATTCCCCCTACTCTTCTGGCATAATAATAGGCAGCATCATTTCGAATAATTCTGTTATGGCCAACATACTAATAGTGCTTTGCTGCTCAAGTCTCGCTATTTCTTGCTGGTCCGTCTTCGGGCTCGGCGCATTTCGAATATTGTCAATCTCCTGCCGTGTCAGCCCCTCGATCCAAAATGCTCGGAGGTCGACCTGCAGCGGCGGCTGTGACGGCTCGTCCTCTGAATCTGGATCGTAAGCGGCCAGCGCTGCACAATAGGCGTCCATAGCGTCGTCGTAAGCCGATAATGCAGCTTTCCATGTGGTCAAGTCGTAGCGCGGCTTAAACAGGCCGGAAGGAACCGGGACGGCCACACGGTAGCCGATAAGGATCGGTTCGGGAAGCTCGGGGGCTTCATCGGCTTCCTCTGATTCTGGAGGCTCAGGTTTCTCGTAGATCGGCGTAATGCCATACGCTCCGATGGATACTAGCACCGGCTCCAAGTAAAATCCGTCAAGGTCAATCATGATTGCTTCTTTCACGAGTTAAACCCTCCCTCCTAATCTAAATTGATAGTAATTCCGCTCAAATTAACCCATCCATCAGACGGTAAATACTCGACCACCAGGTTGCCGTCTATGTCATATACAAATGCTCCGATGTCTACGGCACTAGGCACTGAACAAACAACGCTAATTCGCGAATTCCTTTTGGGTTTAAAGGGTGTCTTTAATATCAATGTCCCATATGAGTAAATCCCGCTTTTCATCGACCCTTCAAACTCAAGCTTGCCTGCTGTGGTTACCCTATATCGTGGGATGAGTGTCGAATGCTCTGTTACCCAACCATTCAGCAATGTCGCAGTTATCCATTGCGGCTGCTGCCTATCGCTCTTGACGTTCTGTGACACGGACACATCCCGGCGAAGCTCGGTAATCGCCTGAACTGTATCGTCTACCGTTTCCTTGATGTTCGGTGTTACGGCCCCAGTTATGGACGTCGGAGCAATGCCAAGCTGGTATGTGTCCAGCACCAAATAGGTGACGCTGTAGGCGGCAGTATTGTCATAGTTCGCTTCGGGAGTATAGGTTCTTTCATTTCCAAAAGTAAAAGTATCAACGTTGTCTCGCTTCCATCTCCTTTTGTCCGAAATACTACCTTTATAGTTATCTAGGAAACGGTTGACACGATTTTTTGTTATTGAGGTTGCGTATCTCTTATCAGCGATGTGGTAAACCCTCTCTGACAAGTATGGATTTGCTGCTTCACGTACCACGACGCCCGTTCCCATTTCGACTTGACTTGGGCCGTCGAACAGCATTAGCTCGCCTTCGTAGTTGACAGGCTCGTCGACGGATTGCGCGAGTTGGTATATGAGACGATAAGGAGTCCAGTCCGGATACGCGTATGATGAACTTGAAGGAACTGTTGTAACGGTCGCAGGCGGATTGCAATCTTGCCCAACCTTGTCTCTTCGAGTCCAAAACTTTTGTTCGGTATTTGATGGGTCATTATATAAGTTCCAGCCACCGGACGAGATTTTCCAGCCATTGAAATACGCCTTAATCTCTTCCTGTGTCGGCGTGTAATCTTGGCCCCAACCTGAATCGGCGTTGCTTATCAGTATCACGACGGTGCTATCATTATTTGCAAATTGATCGGCTGCTGTACCAGTTACGCCGTATGTTACTCGTGTTAATGGTCTGTCGTCATATTTGATAGCTACACCTGTATTTGCAATCGGATTTGCAAGTGGTGTGTAGACATTTTTTACATCCGGTGTATCCGCTCCCCCATATGTCCACGCAAGTGAACCATCCAGCACCATTTCACGAAATCGTCTAACCACCCTCGGCTTGCTATAGCCATTCATGTAGAGTTGATCCGCTACGCTGCCATCCTCGTTCGAACGCAACTGGCAATCTGGCAGATACATATAAGACGGCTGCTGCGGCTCGAATGGAAGAGCTGTAGTACTTACGCAGAACATCGGCATGTCCCAACTATATGACCCATTTGGAAGTGCATCAACGCTGCAAAAAACTTCAGCGTGTGATGCATTAATTGGAGCTGTAATCGTATAGGAACCGCTATCTCCAACTGCGTTAGCAATCATTGTTCCACTAGAATCAAATATATTAACCGCGATTAAGGCGTTATGACTTGCTGAATACATGTAAGTCCGCCCTGGAACAACTGGTACTTTTGTAAGACTATTTTGCCAGTCCGCAGTTTTATTTAATGTTAGTTTGTACGGTGAAGTGATAACCGCTGTTGTTTGCAAAGATGTCCACTCCGAAAACGGTGGCAGCAGATTCTTACCTTTATTCTCGACATACACCGCGTTGACATGCTTCATATCGTCGACATACGGATACATTGCTGCGATCTGCTCGGCGGTCATGGTGTCCAGCGCGTTATATTCGGTTAAAGAGATTTCGTAGATGCGTACGCCGTCTGCGAAACCGTATTGACTGCCAGTCGTTCCGGTGACATTATCAACAATTACGTCAATATAGCTTGCAACTGCTGATGGCCCAACGGAGTATTTAAGCCATGCAAGCGAAAATTTAGATGTGTCTGTTATATCGGTAGAGGTAGGAGAACCTCCACGTACTGTTAATCGCATTAATGCAGCTGTCACAGGCTTAAGTTCGGCTAATGCTATATAGTATTTATTCGCTTGCCACGTAACAGTATGTTGCATCCAACCTCCTGTCTGTCCAGTGTTAATTGTTATTTTCATGCTGCTGTTTCCGTAGACTTTATTTGCGGAATCTGTAGCAATTGAAACGTTGCCATAGGAAACCCATCTATTCACATCTTCGCAGTTCCCATCCCGGCCCAACAAGTTAACCAGCGTCCGCCCGGTAATCTTCATATCCTTGAACCGCGATTTGCGGCCCGCGTGGACAATGCTGACGCCCTGCGGGATGGTGACGGGGATGGGATCGGCAGGGGAAAGGTCCTCCTGCAGCTCCGCGATATCCGCAGCGTTGTCGTTAATCTCCTGTCCGATTCCATTGAAATCGGTCTCCGTTACGACCTCATCATATTGCCAGTTCGTACGTGCCAATCTCTATCCCTCCTTGATCAAAATGGTTTGGACCATAATCGTATCCGCTGTAATCGGGATATCGACTGCGTTGGCGCTGATCACATTGCCGGAAGCGTCCTGCAGCTCGATGAGCGTAATGTCGGTCACGCTGCCTGCCAGCACCATGTATTGCAGTGTCAATTGACTAGCCGTCACAGCTTTTAGCAGGAAATCCGTAATAACTACAACGCCACCATTCAGTACAACTTTGGCAATGCGAGCTTCGGTGTATTCCGCAATCTCAACTAAATAGGAAGACTGTATCACTTAATGATCACCTCCGGCTCCAGGGATGCGAAAGGCATAACACCAAGGCGCCAATTGCTACCGAGCCGTGTTTCCCGGTCCATGGTCCGCTTCACGATATGCTCCTCGAATGCAAGGATGTCTCCGACCGCTGTTTGCTGTCTGTATACCAGGTTCGCCGGTATGGTCGTTCGGACCGTCCATTCGACCTCGCGAAAAATAGCCGCATCGTCGATTGCAGCGGCAACGGTTAATATGAAGTTTTGCACGTCGATGCTTACAGCGGCCCGACCAGCTCCGACGAGAAAGTCGAGCCGCTCCTGAAGATACCGAGTTGTAAATGGCGGCTTGGTTGAGTAGCGATTAACGATTCGCTTCCGTCGAAAGTCCAGCGACTCGACATTCGAATCGGCCCGAATGCTCAGCATCTTCTCACGCCGCTTGATGGCAGCCAGGCCGGATGTCAGCACGAATTGATCGTTGAGTAACTGTGTGATCGCATCAACCACAAGTTGCAGCTCGGCGTCCTCCGTCGCAGCGAGCTCGATAAAATCCCGAATGCCCTGGTAATAGTCCGGCCAATAGGGCGCAACAGGCTTATTCATCGATCGTCACGCCCCCTGAAACTGGAATCTCATCTGCAGCCATTGTCACGTTAGTCGCCGAACCGTTCAATTCCGTGTCGGCCACGTCTTCCACGCCGGGTACCGTCAGGATACGCGCGTCGATCTGAGCCACTCGCACAGTTAGTTGCGACTGATTCGCCCAATCCCTCCGAAGCTCCAACAGATACATATCGATCGCCGCTTCGATATCGCCTTGCACCTGCCCGACCGTGGTACCGGGCGCAAGGATAACGGTCGCCCTCACATCGATCGTCATGTCCGAAACGCCGACGATGGTTACCTCATGACCGATCGGCGCCGTGCCGTAGCCGTGTCCGCTACTTGCGATCGGATCGACATTCGTCTGTACCTCATTGATCAGCATAGGCGTAGGCTCACTCCAGTCGCTTGCAATGATCGTTGCCTTGACTGTGCCCCCGCCGGCCCACGACGGGAAGATTTTGACTGCTCCGACCCCTTGTATGGCCCCAATCTTCCGCCGGTAATCCGCAACGTTCCCGCCGTATGCCGGCTCGTTCACGATGGCGTAATACCGCGCCCGCAGCGCATCGTCTGCCTCTGTATCTTCTCCCGGCACTAGGATATCGGATAGTTCGGCTCGGGCGAGTCCGGACACGTAGCTGACCGGCAGCAATGCGCCGAAAGACTGATTCCCGACAATGCCGGCCGTTTCGCATTCCAGCCTAAACGTTCCTTCGCTGATCCGGCTGACTACGACATAGTTGACACCATTATGGCCGTAACGCCCTCCGATCGGCACATCGAAGAGGAGGTTCGCTTTATCTAAAAACACCCCCTTGCGCTGCGCCTTTGTCGCTATCCGCCGATTCACGCCGAACTCGGCTGTTCGCCTTGTCAGATACTCGCCTGACGCTGTGTCCGCGAAGGTCAAATTGTAGTTTACATCCAATTCTACGTACAACTTCGCCAATTCCGCAGCCGCAGGAGCCAGTGCATTATAGATGACCCCGCCTTCTCGCTTGTCGATATCGCTTGGCACGCGGGCAAGCATACGTGCCAGTATGGCTTCAAAGGTTTGTGTCTCGTACAAGCTCATCCCCCCTGCGTCGCTGTGAAATTTCCATACTGCGTAATAACCGTAAACGTAGCCACGCTTTCGTCACCTGTCACAGTCACTACAAAGTCCGTTACGTCGGTAATCCGGTCATCCTGTAGCAAGGCTTTGCGGATACGCCGCCTCAAATCCGATTGTACGGTTGCCGGCCCTTTGCCAAGCAGACCTGCCAGTTCGATGCCGTAATTATTGCTGTATATGGTGTATTCGAAGCGCTCGGTTTGCAGGATGTGGAACACAGACTGCCGTACCGCATCAATACCGTCCACAAAGCCAATAACCCTGCCAGTGACATAGTCAAGCTTATAGGTTTTTCCTGGAAGTGGCCCGTCGGCTTGACGAATATTTCCGGATACAGATCCTTGTGGAATCATGGCTGCACCATCCTGTCCAGGACGACAAACCGCTGCCCGCCCTGTACGCGCAGCAGCAAAACCGCATCGCCGACCTCCAGCCCTCGCCGGATGACAACCGGCTCTGTCAGCGCTTCACCTGTTGTTCCTTCGCTGTAACTGTGCGTATGGTTCAGATCGACCTCATACCCGATCAGAGATTCCGGTACAAGCAGAAAAGCTGCCGGAAGCTTAAGCCGCTGATCGACATCCACTTCAAGCGGATCGACCGCCGTCACCGTACCCGTCATGACAGCAACAGGTTGACTGGCATCGACTGCCCCGACGGCTGCCTTCTTAACTGCCTCCAACAAACTCATCGTTCAGCACTCCTTCCAGTTCGAGCCGCATCGTATGTTCGTTGCCTGAAAAACTATGTTTGCACTCGTTGACGAGAAATGGGCGCAAATTTACTCCGATCTCGGCAATATTGATCCAGATATAAACGCCAGCCCGCACCCGGATGTCCCCAATAGCATTGATCTGAAAGGTGGACATAGCCCGACTTTTTAGCGCTAACATAGTCGTGAGCCGCTCCTCAATCTGCGCCTTATTCATTTTCTCGTCATTCAGCTCTTCATACAGTTGCAATAACCCCCATGAGCGTATGCGATCGTCGTCTGTTCGCGGATAGGCTTCACGCTTGCCGGTCTCCTTGTTTTGCCGGTACAAGATAATGGAGTTTGCCGAATCGTCGATCGATCGTTTGATCGTGAAGTCATAGAGCAGCGAGGTATCGCCTAGTACGATGTCCAGCGCTCGGTCTCTGGTGTCTTGCAACGTCAGCGAGCCGAAATCGTCGTATAACACATAAAGCTCCCCCGTTGAATGCACGGTGAGAGTCAGCGCTTTGCATATGATATCCATCAGCTTTTGGTTGTCTTCCACTAAAGTTGGGATGACATATTTCGTGTCCGCCAGGTTGCCGATGGAGAGTTGGAAGTCCGCTGCGATCTGCTGAACGACCTGTGTCGCTGTCACATCGGCAAGCACATATCCGTAGTTATTCATCAGGTAACGGAGCTGATCGTACGCGGTAAACTTGGTTTCTTCTCCGCTTCCGGACTCAATCGTAAAAATGAAACCATAAAACACCGCCTCCCCTGCATCCGTTCGAACGCTGACAATGTCGCCCATCTGAAACGTAAAGCCTACGTTTTCGTTCCATATTCCCGGTCCGCCGCTAAGGATGGTAAATTCCAGCACCGACGCTTTGCCCCATCGTGATGTTTGATAACTGAGCTCGGTCACGATGCCGGATATGTCCCACACATTGCCGTTTTTGTTATCGATTCCGATGCGAAGGAGCATATCAGTTCACCTTCAATTTCGAAAATGTCTTCGGCAGTTTAATAACCCGATTATCCGAGGGTTCCAAAAGTTCATGTTCCGGTATACCGTTAGCCGCCGCCAGCTCACGCCATACGGCGTCTGTGCCATACCAGCGTTTTCCCGCTTCCATGAGTGCCTCATAGGTTCTGTAACCGGGCTTTAGCGCATAAGTGTCCGGACGAAGTCGTTCATCCGGGCGTTTCGGCGGCTCAAGCTTCTGCTCGGTCTCACCGTCGGTATTGATATACGAAACCACCTTGCGCGGCGAATAAAACACGTATTCCTTCAAATTCAGCTTGTATTCGATGTCACCCGGGCTGCCGGCCTGCTCCGACCAGGTAAACGATTCAATCGAGGCCGGTATGTTGATATCCACTCTATTCTTAATATCTTGCGACTTCGTGAAGGAGTTGTAATTCCCGGCAAAAATAAATCGAATCGGATACTTGGCATCCTTCCAACGCTGGATATGTTCAATGTAGTACATGGGCACAAACACCGGGAAATCCTGAGATACAAACGGATAATATTGAGCGGGAAACACGCTGCTGAAACTGACCTCACGCAGCTTCGGGTTTTTGATTACGTTAACCTCGCCCGCCCGCGTCTCCTCCGTATTACCGCCCGGACCTACGATGTCATAGGTCTTCCCTTGTCCGCCTTCGGTTATTTCGATGGAGGGAGGCAGCACCGGGATCGTGAACCCTTCGGCCTGATTGTTGAAACCAAGATAAATTTCGTAATTTATAGCTCATACACCCCTTTCGCGGTGTTAGCAACCTCTTTCTCCATAACGCGTTTAATATTTTCCATCATCACATCGACATCGGTCGGTGTATACTGATGCACTTCTCCGATCGTAACCGACGGTGTCAGCGAGACGAAGTTCTGAATGTTCTTCATCTCGGCAATATCGCGCATCACCTTCAAATCCTCACTGCTAACATCCACCGTATCCTTGATGTGATCGACGTTATTGACATTGTTAATGTTGAGACCGCCTCCCAGTAACGTGTCGTCTGGCAGCAAACCATCCGAGTCAACCTTAAACATACCCGTCAAACCGCCGATCATTCCTTTAAGCTTGCCTCCCAGGTTGCCCGCTCCTTCGATCGCACTGTCTGTCATTCCCTTGCCATAACCGAATCCAGCATTGTAGGAATCTATCGGATTTAACATGGGAACGGACGATATAGCTTTTTGGCGGAATTGACCCAGTTGCTGCGCCATATTCGCCAATTGGTTGCTGCCCAAATTAACGGATGTAGGTATCCCTAATTGACTTGCACTCGGGATATTCGGGATCTTGACGCCGGGAATATGGTTCAACAGATTAAGTAGTTGATTTATACCACGGATGGCAAAATCGATTGTGTTCACCAGCCCGCTCAAGATAGCATTGCCAACCAATTCGATTGCTTTTACGGCCCCTGCCGCCATATTCAAGAAACTCTCGCCTAGTGATAACACTAGGTCAATCACGAGTTTAATAATCACGGCAATCGCGTCCCAAATGACCGCTCCAAGAAAGAAGAGTATGCCAACCATCCCTCCGACAACATCGGATACGGTTCCGCCAAAATACATAAATATGGCGATAACCGCGATGACAATCGCGATAATAAGCAACAAAGGCCAGTTTGCGGCGATCCATGCTGCGGCGGCTATCGCCGCCGACACGACCGCAGCAGCCGCTAGAATCAACAAGTACCCCAGATATAGGGCACCTGCGATCATTATGCCCTGTACTACCACGGACAGCACCGGAGATACGGCAGCCCACAGACCCGAGAAGAACGCAATCGTCTTTTGGATGGCCGCCGGGATATGCTCTTTGAACCACACATAAAGTTCAGCCACTTTTGTTACTGCGTTCAGTGAGAAGACCGAGAAAAGATTGCCAAGAACCTCGATATCGCCCTTCAATTGATTAAATGGTTGCGCATTGAGCGCGTCCATTTGCCCGCGGGTCAGGTTGAGTTTGCCGAAAACTTGTTCGATCGCCGCACCCAGTTGATCGAAGTTCCCGGTTTTGGCCGCACCCGTCAGTTGATCGGCGAGAGTTTGCGGAATGTTATAGCTGTCTACAAGCGATTGTGCATCCCCGGACATGACTTCTTTCATTGCAGCTGACGCTCCCTCGAGACCTTGCGCCGGATCAAGCCTGGCAAGCCGGTTGGTCCATTCCGCCATTTGCTTGAGCTGGCCCACATTCTGCGCGAGCGGCAAAAATCCGTTCCAGGTCTGCCCTAGCTCGGTAGCCGAAACATTCAGTTCATTCGCCTGATGGACCAACGTTGCCATCATACGCTTTCCTAGTTTCAAGTCGCCAAGCCGGGTTCCAAACTGATTTTCTTGTGTCTGCATGGCGCTGCCGACCTCACCGATTTTTTTTGCGGCTTCAGATAACGATTGTATGGACAAATACTGCCCGACGATACCCTTGAGCTTCCCGAGCCATCCGCCTAGCGCGTTTTCCGACTTTTTGGCCGCGTCTGCCGGTTGGTTCTGCAACTGGCCCAACTGCTGCTGAAGCGCAATCATTTGATGCAGCAACGCCACCACTTTCTGCATGGCCGGAGCTGCCCCGGATTGCTGCTGAGTCAGACCTTTGCTGGCCGAACGCAATTGACCGACGGCGCGAACCAGGTTTTGAACAAGACTGCGCAAACTCTGAAGCATCGTTTTCAGCGATGAAGGCAGTTCAATTTTTAAACGTGCCTCTAAGTCCTTACGAATAGAGACTGCCTGCGCCAACACATTGGCCGCATCCAACAGCACACGTATTCTCATATTGCCGATTCGCTGCCGAACTTGTTTGATACTTCGCAAAATGTTGTTAGTGTCGAGTACCGCCCGCAAAGTTATTGACCCGTCAATAGTGCGGATACGTCTTCTCACCCGCTCGATGCGATCCATTGCCTCGGTTATATCAATAATCAAAGTCACACTACGCTGAAGCTTGCCTCGAAGACGTTCGGTGCGGTTCAAGGTTATATTTATTGTCTGGTTCACCTTAACCAATGCAGCATAAACATTATTAAACAGCTGTAAGCTGGTATTGATCGTCGGCATTTAGCGCCCTCCTTCCCGGGCAAAGTAAAAACGCCCGGAATGGGCGTTTCGTTGTGAAGCTCACAGAGTCGTTTTTTGTACCAGCAGCCTTCCCCCCGCATTTTCTTCCCAATGTCACTGGGAGAGGGAAGGCCGCCTTTCACTTTTTATTCATTCGGCTTTTTTCCGTTTCAATCCGTATATCGATCATGGCATAAATCGCGGCCTTCTCGCGCCGGGACATCCGTATTAAATCTTGCGGTAAAATATGGAGCTCGTGGAGGGCATAGTAGGCGTAGTTGGCCTCACCGTTGCCCTCCTTGATCAGTTTTTTACTTCATCAACCATATCGGGCACGCTTTTGTCGAAGCCGTTCAGCTCCTGTACCTTTTCGGCCAGAGCCGCATATTCGCCCGGCAGCAGCATTTTCCGAAGCAGACTTTCCGCTCCCATCACGCCGTACGATTCTTGCAGCTTGCTGTCTTTCAGATTGGGGAAAATAACGCTTGCCACAATAAGCTTAGCAACGTACTCCGTCGGGTTTGTCTCTGGTATGGTGACTCCTTTTTTGACTTGCACTCGTTTGGTCGCCGCTTGACGGATGTCCTCGTTCTCCGCTTCGGTCATACTGCGCAGTTGCCACGAAACCGGCTGACCTGCGGCGTCCTTGAAGCGGCTCGATACAGCAAACTCCACCATCTCTGCCACGCCAGCATTCGGGGCAAAAAATACGCTCAAATCACTCATGATTCATGTCCTCCTCAGGATAATTCCGTAAAAATGGTGTTCAATTCGATACCGTCAAACGTAAATGCGACCTCTTCCTCCAACGCCGTCGAGTCGGTGTCCAGCGCCGCCATAATGACGCTGTCCAGGTTGACGTCCTTCAAGATGACCACCTGTCGGCCGGCCCCGGATGCCGAATCATCGTTCGTCACTTTGATGCTGAAATACGTATCTTCGCCTTTGTCCACGTAATCGATCATCATCTTACGGAACCGCGATGTCACGTAGAAGATGGTCATCGTACCGGTGCCTTTCCATCCAGTCGTCTTATGCTGCGTGCCCCGGCGGCCCAGTGTCTTGATTTCCGTTTTGTCCTTTTCGATTTTGGCTTCCAGCTTTTTGACGTAAAACATTTCGATGTTTTCGCCGTTGATCGTAGCAAACGCTGTGCCGTCCTGCCCGGAAATAGTATCGCGCGCGTTCAAAATCGCCATCTTAGCCCACCGTCACTTTCATGTAGATTTTCTCGACCGAGTCGATCGGCTGCACATTCACTTCGATGTACACGCTATCCGAATCAGTGCCCTGCTGCACCGACAAGTCCGTTTGGGGATCGACGTTTTGCAGCGCGCCGATGTTTTGGAGATTTCGCAAATACGCCGCGCATTCGCCCCAGAGCAATTCACGGCCGTCAGCGCTATTGCCGACTTTACCGAGATAGGCCGACTCAAAGATTCGTTTAAAATCGTTACCGATGCCGTCCAGCACGCGAATGACGCGGTTTTTGCTGAACATCTTTCCTTTGGTCGGCTCAAAGCTAGTGAAGCTGTTAATGTCGACCAGAACCTTTGCCTTTTCCTGGGCCGGCACGAACACGAATTCCCCAGCCGATACCGCTGCCTCCAGTTGGGAGTTGGTGTAGCGCGTCCCGACATCAACAGCGTCATCGTAGGCCTCGTAAGTCAAGGATTCGTTCATGGCTGCCCCGGCCGTCGCAGCAGCTACCCATGCTGTGGCTTGAGCTGCCGTCAGGATCGTCCCATCCGACAGCCTCACGCCATTCTTGACACTAATCACGCCTTCGAAATCGGCAGTTGTATAGTTTTCCAACACTACGTGAATCTTTTTCCCCTCATCGTCGCGCAGCCGTTTGGCAAAGGCCACATACAGGGCTTTCAGATCGTTGGCTGTCCCCGGATAGGCGATCGTATTGAAATCGTATAATTCGATCGCGGACAAATAGTCCGAATAGTCGCTATTTGTCACCGAACCATCGGCGCCTGAGACGAGGGGGGCTCCGGCTGTCGTCGCAAGGTTTCCGGTGCCGCTCCATACTACCCAATCGTTGGCGACAAGTCCGGGGATTGCAGCGACGGTTTGCGTGTCCACAACCTCACCGCTCAACAAGGTATGGACGTCAAATAAATCCTCATCATCCAGATTGGTTTGGATGACGACGGATAAATCGTTACCTCGTATGCCGCCCCATTTCGCCGTAGCCGTCAAATTGCCCGTCGTAACAGTCGCCTTTGTTCCCGAATTCAAACGGTACAATAACACTGTCTGTGCTCGTTTGAGCGCCTCACGGACTAGCAGCAGTTGCGAAGCTGTAATGTCGTAGCCAAGCGTAACGCTCAGGTCATCGCCTGGATGTATTTCGATAACCGTCTTCGGCGTACCCCATGACATGGACAACCCCATTGTCATTGTTCCGCGCTCGCCTACCGCACCCACGGCTTGCCTCTTGCCTGTAAAATTGATATATACACCGGGAAGTACTTTGTTTTGAGTCAAAAAAGTTCCACCTGCCAAATCATTCAGCCTCCTTATTTAAAAATGCCTGCATAGCCGCTTCAGTCTCAGCTATCGTGCAGGTCGTTCCATCGTCAAGCACAGCGGACAGAATATCCTTCTCCCTGCCCGATCGATGTCGGGATTTCAGAAATTGCTCTTTGGTATAGCGGGCGCTCGGAGTCTGGGGTACATCCGGTTGGACGGATTCTTGTTCGCCTTTACGTTTCAATCACATTTCCCTCCTGATTGAGCGTCTGCATGGTCGGCACATCCGGTGATGGCTCCCACACGATAAAGCTGTAGGTTACGTAAAAATGCAGGACATCGTCAATAATTTGAACACGCATAGCTCTGCCTGTTTTCTTATAGTCGCCTAGCGTGATTTGCTTGAGCACGCCAGTAAGCTGCTCGGCCATGTCGTACATGTCGGCATTGTCCCCGCCAACTGCAAAATACTGGACAACGATTGGATGCTCGCGCCGGTAGCGCTGACCAAGCTCCTTCGTGTGCGTCGGCTCCAGCAGCCGTACAAAAAAACGAGGCGGATCGGGCAATGGATTGATCTCCTCGCTGGAAACTGCGATGTTGGGGAACTCCTCTTCCAGCGCACGAACAACGCCGTTTCGCACGTCGTTAAATGTGACTTGCACCTTATCACCACCTAAACGATGTAAACACTTGCATGCTGCGCATCGAGGTAAACACTTCGATCACCGTGTTCACTACCTCGCGTTCAGCCACCACCTCCTTTCAAAGCCGTTACCATCCTAGCGGCCTCTTCCCGAACGCAAACCGGCCTCATGCAAAATTGCCTGTTCGCCTCCCATCGTCCCCAAATACAGGAGACGCATCTATCCGGCTGCTTGCAGCCTGGCTTCCGTTTCCTTCTCGATCTCACTCCAGTCACACCCATGCTCTACTTTTCCTCCTGTCCGTGATGTACTGCATGAGATGACAGGAGCGACAAAAAGACCGCCCTTGGCGAGCGGCCGTCTGTTTTGCTCTTAATGAAGTTATTCCTGTCCTGATTATAAAACAAGAACGCACGTTCTTGTAATTTCATCATGATTGTCCTTTTTGTCCAATCTGTAAACTGTCTAGCCCATATGCTATTCCGTGTGCTCCGGAACATACATGTGCAATGGCTGGCCGGACGCTCTTCGCAGCTCGTTTGCCAGCTCGTTGCGCCGCAATTTATCCGCCCCGGAGGCTTTACCGAACTCGTGCGCCAAAAAACGCTCGATAATCTCATTCACATCCTCCGCCTTGAGCCTGTAATTCAAAGTGCTCCACCATCCTTCGTCTCCATAAGATTCGTCCAGATCGATACCGATGCCGTTAACTTGAATATCGTTTCGGTGCTGGTATAGATGGATTCCGTCCGCTTTGTGTCCCCGGCTCCAGGCGTACGTTTGCCAGAAGCGCGAGCAGGCCCCGGCGGCACGCACCGCTTCAATGACCGCGCTGGAGCCATATACGCCTGTCACATAAGCGGGCGATGCCTCCCCGGCAGCACGGATATATTCGATGATCGTGGGCATTTGCGCCGCCGTCGCATCAAAATCGACAGCGAAATAAATTGCGCTACCTTCCGGTTGGCCGATCGCTTGCGCCGTTCGCGCCGCAATTACTCCGTCGCGAAGCCCCGCTTCCCGCCCCCCAAGCGCCCGGTCGGCCGTCGTTTCGTATACGGAAACGAGACTCAAGCCAGCCTCGCTGATAGCCTCCGCCTCTTCCCGAGTCAGCCGCTTCCAGCCCTGCGGCACAAGATAACGGCATACAAAGTCGAAGCCCTGCTCCTTGAAGGCGGCTGCGAGTGATGCGTTTAACGGTGTTGCGCAGTCAAAGCCTTTGGTTACGCTGGTCATGTGTCCTTCCCTCCTGGCGGATGCAGCGATTTCGCTTGAATCTGTCCTGCCGCAGCGGCGACAAGAAAAGCATTGGCAAACGCGAGAAAGCAAGTGCGCCAATCGACACTCGTACCCGTTGCCAATTGAGCCGCGAGCAGTATGCACCACGCCACAGCAACTGCGTACAGATCGGTCGGTATACGCCTTCTGGGCAGCAACTTGTCAAGCAGAGCCTTCGTATACTGCACGATGTAGAAGGTAAGCAACGAGGCGCCGCCGATGCTGAGCAGCGCCTGCCAGGTGAACAGCTGCGATTGCATACGCATCCTCGCCTTCTTTATTTGAATTGGCTCCAAACAAAGGCGGCTGCTCCGCTGACAGCTCCGGTAATGACCGCTGCAAGAACAGTACGCCAAAGCCACTCGATATCTCCCTGAACCCCGGACCACTTTTTATCGGAGTCCATCTTCACTTCGTCAATGCGCTGGTGCGCCGTTTTCGCACGAAGATCGGCTTCCCGCGCAATGTCGTCCGACTGATCAAGCTTATTTATGAGACGATTCAGTCCGGTAGCCATGTCGTGAATGGCCCGGGCATTCGTCTCCTGCAACGCCTCCAGCTTCCCGACCTTGACTGCGATATCGGAAAGCATGTTCATTCCTTGATCACCCATAAGAAGCTCTCCTTTAGCTTAGGCATAGTAAGAAAAACTTTCGTTTTATTGAAGAAAACCCCGAAGGCCCGGGACTTACGAATGTTGGGGTTGAGCGAGAATGGCTGCCGCCTCAGACGCAGAAATAATCGATTTCGCAGCATAGCCGAGAAGTTTCTCTTCGTCGATTCTTTTTAGCTTCCACATACCAAGCAGGAAGTTGTACATGTGTATCACTCCTTCAATCTTTGTCCAGCAGAAATAAAATAGCGCCTTCGGCTGCTTGAAGGCGCTGTTCGAGTGCAGCTTTATCCTGCTCCAGCCGTGCAATTTTTTGTGCATCCGTTTCCGGTTGTGGGATATTCCGGAGCGCTTCAATCTCCTCCTGCGTCAGTCCTTCTGTCCAGAACTGCACATCCGGGTGTGGTAAAGGAATCGGCTGGTCATTACCGTCCAGCATTAGTTGGCCATACTCATCTCGCTGATACTCTTTTGATGCGCTGTACGATGCCCACGTCTCCAGATCGAAGCGTGGCTTGAACAGACCTGGAGGGACTGGAATGGCTACACGGTAGCCTATTGGAACTAGGTCGAGTTTTACTAAGCGCTCTTCTTCCAATGCAGGTTGCTTGAAAATTGGTGTTACGTCATATTCGCTCAACGGGACCAGTTCCGGTTCGATATAGTAGCCATTTAAGTCGACCTTGATTGCTTCTTTCATGCAGACCCTCCTGATTACTATTCAGCTCTAAATTTAATATTTCTAAATAATAAGTGTTCTGAGTTTATTCCTCGGTCAACAAAAACTCGACCATCTGTACCAATAATTAGGGTGCCAGTAGTCCAAGTCGTACCGTTGTACGAGCTAACGTCAAAAAGTAACGTCCTTTTAGGCCGATACTTACTAGGCAAATACATTATAGTTGTTCCTTGTGCTGTAGCTCCCCCTGCAATGTCTCCAAAAATTTCGGTTTCGTCGTTGTCATTTTTTGCGTAGCCAATCGGCGGGTAATCATTACCCTTATTTGTCCACTCATTCAAAAGGGCCGGCGCAATCTGTTGCGGCTGCTGTTTCTGGGTATTTATCGTCTGTAATACGGAAACATCCCGGCGAAGCTCGCTAATCACATGAACAGCATCATCCACCGCTTCTTTCATGTTCGGTGTCACAACTCCGGTTATCGTCAGTGGAGCAATGCCGAACTTGTACGTATCGAGAGCAATATAAGTGACGCTGTATGCAGACGAAGAACTGAACTTTTCAACACGTGGCATATAGGCTTGAAGGGTATTGGCTCCTAAGTTCCTGTTTAACTCCCAAGATGCGGTATCTACTAAGGTGTCTTTGAAAATTGTGAGAACATGGTCTGTTCTATTCCTCAACGCAGATGCGCCCATATCCTTGTTATTGATATAGTACGCTTTTTGTATGCCGTTGTAATAAACGTTCGCCTTTTCCCGCACAACAACTCCCGTCCCCATCTCAATCTGGTTAACACCATTATGCAGCATCAATTCACCTTCGTAGCTAATAGGTTCGTCAACGCTTTGTAGGAGTTGATACATGAGTTTATATCGGCTCGGGCCGTTAGCCTGATTGTTTACAACCCCATTAATATCATTGGAAGATGTATACCATGTCGGGCCTTCTGGTATTGCTCCTAATCCATACCAAAACTTGTTTCCTGCTCCGGTATACGGCGCTGGTGAAGCAGTGTTATTTGAGGAAATTCTCCAGCCGTTGAAATACGCCTTAATCTCGTCTGATGTCGGTGAGTAATCTTGTCCCCAACCTGAATCAGCGTCGGCGATGGAGATATAAATATTACCATTTGTAGTGGTCGTATCGATACAATCAGCAGCATCCCCTGCTGACGAGTTCTTCAGTACTTTGCCATCGTACTTAATCGCAACTCGATGTAAAGGCGAGTGGTCGAGTTGGATATTTGCTTTTACTGTCTTGTACCCGGTGAAATCAACATCAAAAACCCACGATAATGACCCATCCAATACCATTTCGCGAAACCTTCTAATTGCTCTCGGTTTGCCATAGCCATCCATATAAATCTTATCCGTTACGCTACCGTCCACATTCGAACGCAAATTACTATCAGGCAAATACATATAAGAAGGCTGCTGTGGTTCAAACGGTAGAGATGTGGGGCCGACGTTCAGCAATGGATTAGACGCTGTAAACGTACCGACTACCGCCCCATTCGATACCGAGATCTGGACTATTTTAGACGTCCCTTTTGTGACGAATGAGAACGGCGTAGGACTGGCATCAAAGTTTTTATAAGTGATGTTGCTAACTTCATCACCGACAGCATAGACTGCGTTCCCGCTTATACTTAGCGTATATGTCGTGTTCGGGACAACCTGTATTTGCACAAACGACGTATGCCATACAACATCAGGTGAAGTTATTACTAGTTTGTAAGGATCAGTTATGTTCGCATTTGAGTGCACCGAGGTCCACTCCGAAAAAGGCGGCACCAAATTCCTCCCCGGATTCTGAACATAAACTGCATTGACATGTTTCATGTCATCGATATATGGATACTTGGCAGCTACTTGTTCGGCAGTCATGGTGTTCAGCGCGTTGTACTCGGCTTGGGTGATTTCGTATATTCTAACCGAGTCAACGAAGGCTGATTGTCCCGACGCCCCTCCCATCTGCAGCTCTATACCAACATTGGTGCTTGTCTCGGTAATAGCAGCCTTAGCGTAAACCGTCTGGAAATATTGAGTTTCAGTTACATGGGGAGAGTTTACAACTGTGCCATTTACATAGGCGAGAGCAATCCGCGGGCCTGTTGCCGTTGTATAATTCTTCATGGCGGCAAGCGCGATATAGTATTTTCCTGCTGAAAAAGTTAGGCCATATTTATTTATATTCCCTGCCGTATCCAGCAAGGTGACATTGCAACGATTTATCCCGGTTACAGGGTTTATGGCGCTGGTTACAGCATCTACCTTCCACTTACTCCAGTTCATTCCGTTCTCAAAATTCCCATCCCGCCCGAGCAAATTAACCAGCGTCCGCCCGGTAATCTTCATATCCTTGAACCGAGATTTGCGATCTGAGTGAACGATGCTGACACCTTGCGGGATGGTGATAGGTTTTGCTGCAGCAGCTACAATTTCACTGCCGATCTTCTCATCAATGATGTCGAAAGGGGTATTGAGTGCTGTATCGATATTGAAGGTCAAATTCCCGTCAGTAGCGGGATTGTATTTATGCAAGCCGAGATTAGGTGTCGTGCTCGACAAGAAAATCAGCCTCCTAGTTCGGAATAAAAGGAGCAAAATCCGTCATTCGGCGGGTTTGCATCTCTGCGATTGTCATCGTTTGATGAAGCTGTCCGACCAGTAAATACTTGAATGCATACTCCACTTGCAAATGAGCCGGGAGAACAGCCCGGACGGCATCCTTCAGATCTTCCAAATTCGGCGGGGCTCCGATCGTATCGACGAATCGAACCCAGATCGTATAAGCCGCCGTATCCTCCATAATGTCGACCGCGCCCAGCTCGTAGCTTTCCGCTACTTCTTTCACCACCCGGATCGTAGCCGTTCCGACTCCGCGTATCCGGGATACGATCCGGTCCTGCCGCTCGGAAACCGGTTGTTCGGGAGCGGGCGGTAATCCGAGCTCGCTTTCCCAAGCATCCAAACTCCAAGTAGCCGACCGAGCGAAAAATTGATCCAGCGCTCCGCTGAGCGTCTCACGAAGCTTGTCAACCTCGGTCCCTTCCACTTGCATAAGGGATCTAATGACCCTGGACGTCTCATAGTAGCCTGGTAAATAAGCGGCCATTCGTTGACCGCGTATGCTCGTAATCGGGGAAGAGCTCATGTGAACGACACCGTCCCAAGCACAGCGACTTCCTGCGTTCCAACCGTTATATTGCCGGGCCCGCCATTCACGAGCAAGTTCGAGTAGTCGAGCACGCCGGTTGTATCCAGAATGGCTTGACCGACTCGCACGCTGCGTACGTCGTTGTCGTCAGAGAACGCGAGCGAGCGGATGTATTCAGCTATATTTTGTACGACGGCGGCCTTGACACTGTCAGTGTTATATCCGGTTGCGATGGATAACGCCGCAGATATGTTTACAAGCACGGCAGTTGCCGACTCTATGGTGACCCGGGCTCCGACCGGGGCTTTGCCTTCGCCGGAATTGGTGGAGAACGTTGATACGATATCGCAAAAATCAATCCACACCGTAGTCGAGGTATCCGACTGCAAGCGAGTTAGGCGAAGCTCCAACTGATCTTGACCATTCCAATAAAAGTTCTGGGTTACTCCGGTAAACAGTACGGAAAAATCGTCCGCTTGGAGCGTCCGGAGCGCATTTGTGCCACCGCTCGGCGTTGTTTTCACCCATTCGTTCATATTCACGTTCCAAACTCCGAATTGAAGCAGGTTACTGGTTCCAGACGAATCGCTTAATTTGATCGAAGAGGTGGCTTGCCATATTCCCGGCTGCGGCAAAAGCGTATGCAGTGCCTGTCTCACTTCACCTGCTCCCGACAAGCTATAGTCCATTTTCACACTGCTGCCGGAGTCGTCCCCTTCTCCGTGATCGATCGTTACCCCATGACCGCTTAGAGTCATCGCTTCGGCTTCGATCCTAATCTTCCAGGGCGGTGCTATATACTCCTGAACTTCCTCTACCAAAGACTTGTCGGCCGGTTCATTGTTGCTACCGATAATAGCCACGCTTACCGTTCCTGGGCCGTCCCGAACCGGAACGACGGACACGCCTCCGACTCCGGGCACTTCCAGCGCCCAATTTACGTAATCGGCTTTATTGCCTCCGGCTGAAGGGCTCCGTACTTTTTGAAGGTATCTGGCTAAAAGGGAGGGGTCATTCTCCGTATCGATACCGCCTTCCATCGCCGTTATATTGCTGACACTCGTTACTCCCGGAATTGGTGAAACCATAATGCTAACTGCACCCGCCGTTACATTGCCGGATATGCCAGCGACAACCGCTAAAGCGCGAACCGCAGTTGTACCCGTTTCGCCCAGCGTAACCTCCTGCTTCGTTACAAATTCTACAGATGAGGTGCCTGTCACCCGATCAGCCGGCGTGGCTACTCGTGTCCCCGCAGGAATCACCGTACCTGCTTGACCCGTAAAATGCACCTGCCCTTCGGCCTTCACCGCCACCCGCCGGGTAAGCCCATGCTCCTCGCAGCGCATATCCAAATACGGCCCGAACGCAGTTCCGGCAAACCCTCTGCGCAGCACTTCCTGCGCCCAAATCGCTGCTTGGGCAAGCTCGATAGCGGTCGGGGCTACCGCGTCCCATATAAAAGAACCCTCCGATTTATCCAGATCGGAGGGCAAGCTGTCCAGCATGCGCTGGCGTATCGTTTCTTCCGTTTGGTCCTGCAAATAATTCGGCAAAGCCGCCATCAGCTTGTCACCACACTTCCGTCAATCCTGGATTTTTGCTGGCGCACGTTCGTTAGCTCGCATTGGAACAGGCAGCGCTCGCCATCCCATTCGAACGAGAACGGGCCTACGCTGTCCGTACGCGGGTCGGTCTTTAATGCCTCCGTCGTCATCCGTACAATCTCCGACTCGATCGCCCGGCGGGACAAGCCGCGTGGAATGAGCTCATCGTATTCTTGCCCGTAGCTCCTGGAGTACGCGAGGTAAGTATATCGCTCGGTACGAATTGTTTTTTTGCACCACTCCAGCCATGCTTCCGCATCGATGCAGTCCGCTATTTTCCCGGTTGGGGTCGTGACGAAATCACCTTTAGCATAATCGAAGCGCCAACTGCGGCCGAACTTCACACCGCTCCTTGCCGTTCCATCCGTATGAATGCCAGGCACCGAAGAAGACTCTCCGCCGCTTGTTGGAAACAGATTTGGCATATTAGCGCACCACCTTACAAAGGACGACCGCTTCGGAGCCTCCTGACACTGGAACCGCGAGCACTCTATCGCCGGGCTTCAGGCTGTCCTTGAGCATCAGTTGCACCTCTTCGATGTCCGCCTCGTCGAACTGAAAAGCGCCTGTACCCGATACCTCTTCGCCGTCACCGTCCCGCAGCCCATTTACCCGGCCGGATAGAGAAAATGCGGGAAGCTTCAGCTTGATGCTCCAATCGGCGACCCAGAAGTCCTGAATCTCATGTTTGAACGAATCGAGCTTGAGCCCGCTTCCCGTCATCGTGCCCAATTCGGAGGGAACGCCCGATAGGGCGGTCGACGCATGGCCGGCCATCCGGTTTTCCAGTACGGCTGCCAGCTTTTTATACGGGTCCATCCATGAAATACCTCCTTTTGACATAATCGAACGAAGCCAGCTCCAGTGTCATCTTCCCTAGACGTCCGAGCTCGTGACGGACGGACGTAACGATCAAATCCATCCCGCTTCTCGCCAAATGGACGCGATCTCCGGCGCGAATCGTATTCACGTCGATCGCCGATACGCTGAACGTTTCCTGTATGCCTGCCAAATAGCCTTTAGCCGCAGTCACTGCTTCGCTTACGGTCATAATATCGCTGTCCATGACCACTTTCTGCAAAGTGCCGTAAAGCTCGGTATCTTTGGATTCTACGGCCAGTACATCCGTCGCTGCTTCGGGGTTGTCTTCCTTGCCGAGCACTTTGACTCTCGTAATAGTTCCTTCCAGCGTTCGGCGCTGCGTAATCGAATCGATATTGCCGCTTGGGTCGAGCACCCACACGGTTTCGTTGCTGCCGATGCGAAACAGCTCCAGTCCGTTCGGCGTCATGCGCGGCCGATACAAAGAGCCTCCCTTACGAGCCGTCTCCTTCAGATCGGACGAAAGCATCGCATAGATCGATTGCGTCCGGTATACTTTTTTGCTAAGCGTTTGAACCGTATCTGGAATTTGATACAGCTCTATTCCCCAATCGGCAGCATATTTCTGCAGCCGCTGCGAAGCAGTCTGACCGGCTGGAAATAAATATTCGTCTTCCGACTTCGACAAGTAAATAGTCCGGTCGTAGATCGTAACTGTAAGCCGGTCGGTCCCATGATAGCTATTCTCGCACTCCCAAACGACGCCGGGATGAAGCAGGTACACCATATCCGTGCCCCCATACGGAATACCGGACACACGTATCTCTTGTCCAGGACCCATTCCGGGAAAGTCGTCCGAGACGAGCAGGTTGACGGTTGCTCGATACGCGATTTCGTCAAGCGACTCCTCAAGCGAGATGCCCTCAACAAGATCCCCGAGCAAATAGCGCCGATCCAGCACCACTTCGTAAGAACGATACGCTTCGCTGCTCATGATGGCATCACCAGCTCCTGTCCCGACAAGATCCGGTCCGGATTCGGCCCGATGACAGATGTGTTCATCTCATAAATATCCCTCCAGCGGCTGCCGGAGCCTAAATTCAATTTGGCGATAGCCCACAGTGAGTCACCGGATTGCACCGTATAGGTTTTGGGGACGGGCTTCAAGTCGGGCCGCGCCTCAGTTGCGGTTCCGCCTCCCGACAATTCTTCAATTGTACGTATCCGGTACTCTCTCCACGTGCGAAACGTCAGATCGAAATACACATCTCCAGGTTCATTTGCTCTAAACGAACTATTATGGGAGGAAATGATTACAAGCACATTCACTTCCGTAGGCGTTATCATAAGACGAAGCGGCTGTCGGTCGGACATCCATGTGTTGATCAGGTTCATCGTCTGCTGCGGATCGGGAATCGTCTCGTAGCGGCAGTAGCTGGGGTCCGATTCAGCGGGAAAAAAGGAGGAGAACGAAATTTCTTTTATTTTCTCCCCGTACGGAAAATCGACTTCGCCCAGGTTAATAATTTGAAACGTCTCGAGGCTGCGATCCCGGCGGATGTTGATCTCGGACGGATTAACAGGGAACCATAGCTTCTGACCTGCCGCGTCCTCGAGTGTGATATCGATTGGCTTCATCAGATCGGTAAAAACCGTGCTCATTTCGCCACCACCTGATTGTCCATAGATGCTTTGATTTTACTGACGATTTCCCAGCCAATACGTCTGGCCAAGCCTTCTTCGTCAATCTCTTCCTTAGGCATCACGACCTGGACGCCCTCTATATTAATGTTGTAGATTGGTTCGCTTGGAACAGCAGCATTATAACCATACGCCGCCTGCGCAGGAGCGCCGCCTCTCGCATTTGTTTTTCGTTTCTTTCCTTTTCCTGACGAATGTGGATCATCTTTGGCAGCCGGTTCGATTGTTGAAGGCATCGCCTGCATAGGGATTTCCGCTTTTGTTCCTACTGCTTCGGTTTTGGAACCGAACAACTTACCGCCCAGCCAATTGCCAAGCTTATCGCCGAGCATACCGCCGATCACTCCGCCGGCAGCCGTACCGATTCCAGGCAAGATCGCGCTGCCAAGAGCCGCTCCGATTGCCGCGCCACCCGCCCCGAACGCAACTGCGGTTGCCGCCTGCGCTTTATTGTCCGCAGTGGCGATTTCCAGCGCGCCCGATGCAAGTCTTAGAGGCGCCGCCATTTTGGCACCCGCTTTCAAGAGTTTACCTGCACCCTTTGCCGCGTTTTTCAAGGAGAATTTGCTCGCGGGCTTTGCCTCCTTGACAAAGTCGTCCCCAAAATTTCCAAGATTTGCGGGAATACCTTGCGTGATGCCGCTTGTCACTCTAGGTGTTCTGCCAACCTTAACTCTCCCCTTACTCCCTTTACGAGAACTCTTCTTACCATCCCGATCGGCATTGTAGTCTTCCGACACCGCAATTTGTCCAGGACCAGATCCATTTGCTGCGCCGCCCCCACCACGACCAAATAAGCCAAGTATGTTTTTTAGCGCGGCAGCTAGTGTATCGATTGATTTGGAGAACGAGTCAATCGACTTCCCAAACTTCTCCGGAATTTCAGCAAATGAGCCGATCGACTTGGCAAACCGTTCTGGTATATCGGCAAAAGAACCTAGCGACTTGGCAAATTTCTCGGGCAGTTCCGCAAAAGACCCGATCGACTTGGCAAATGCCGCTGGAACGTCGGCCAGTTCCTTCAACGATTTCGAGAATTTGCTTGGGAGCTCGGCAAAGGTGCCGATCGATGCGGAAAACTTCGCGGGCACTTCCGCCAGTTGGCCTAACGATCCGGCAAACTTCGCTGGAATATCGGCAAGTTGACCTAGAGACTCTGCAAATTTGGCAGGCAGCTCGGCAAATTTGCCTATCGACTCCGCGAACTTTGCTGGTACCTCCGCTAGCTTCCCTAGTGACTCCGCAAACTTCGCTGGGATCTCCGCCAGCTTCCCTAGCGACTCCGCGAACTTCGCTGGCACCTCCGCCAGCTTCCCTAGCGACTCTGCAAACTTCGCCGGGATCTCGGCAAACTTGCCTATCGACTCCGCGAACTTTGCTGGCACCTCCGCCAGCTTCCCTAGCGAGTCTGCAAACTTCGCTGGGATCTCAGCAAACTTGCCTATCGACTCCGCGAACTTCGCTGGCACCTCCGCCAGCTTCCCTAGCGACTCTGCAAACTTCGCTGGGATCTCGGCAAACTTGCCTATCGACTCCGCGAACTTTGCTGGCACCTCCGCCAGCTTCCCTAGCGACTCTGCAAACTTCGCTGGGATCTCAGCAAACTTGCCTATCGACTCCGCGAACTTTGCCGGCACCTCCGCCAGCTTCCCTAGTGACTCTGCAAACTTCGCCGGGATCTCGGCAAACTTGCCTATCGATTCCGCGAACTTCGCCGGCACCTCCGCCAGCTTCCCTAGCGACTCTGCAAACTTCGCCGGGATCTCGGCAAACTTGCCTATCGACTCCGCGAACTTCGCTGGCACCTCCGCCAGCTTCCCTAGTGACTCTGCAAACTTCGCCGGGATCTCGGCAAACTTGCCTATCGACTCCGCAAACTTCGCTGGCACCTCCGCCAGCTTCCCTAGTGACTCAGCAAACTTCGCCGGGATCTCGGCAAACTTGCCTATCGACTCCGCAAACTTCGCTGGTACTTCCGCTAGCTTCATTAATGATTCTTTCAATTCATCAATAGCTTTAGTAAAGTTTTTCGGAATCTCAATCAATTTCAAAACTGTTTCAACTATGTTTTTAACGCCTTCCGTAAATTGATTGAAGCCTTCCGCCAACGTTTTCACGATTTCGGCAAATGTCTTCAAATGGTCCAGTATGCCTTTTTTCTGCGGCGCTTCCTGGACCGTTACGGCGACATTGTTCACAGATACGGCTACAGCTACGACCGATTTGCTGATCGAGCCGCCGCTCGTTCTTGGCTGTGAAGCCGGCTTCATATTTGCCATTCGTTCAAACGCACTGGCTACCCGCTGAGCATACTGCTCGATTCGATAAAACGCTACGATCGTGCGATCAACCGACTCTCTTAAGCGATCATGCGATCGCTTCAAGCGGTCCATACTATCCAGAGCTGCCAGTTCGGCCATCCGCCCTCACCGCCTTCCCGCCTTTGGCATTTGCTGTTGCAGCATGCGATCCTCCGCCTCCAGCTCAAGCTCCATACTCGCCAGCAAAAACAGCTGCTCGCCGCGCGGCAGTTGCCAGAACGCTCCGGGGCGCAAGTGGTGCCGCACCCATAGGATGTGCAGCATACCCGCCAGCCCCCCGGAGTCGATTAGTTTTTTACTTCGTCGAGCGTCGTGTTGAAGCCGCTCAGGTCAAGCACTTCGTCGCCGAGAGCGGACAGCTCGCCTGCGAGCAGGATCCGCTTGATCACTTCCTCGCCGCCGCTCGCCTCGTATTTCGCCAGCAGCCGGGAGTCCCCCCAGTTCGGGGAGACGGTGGCTGCGGCGATGAGGGCGACGTTAAACTGCTCTTCGTCCAGACGCTCGGACTTTTGCCCGCGGCGATCGGAACGTTCGGTGCATCTTTCGCGCAGCGTGTACACCTGCTTGCCGGTCAGGCCGCGAAGCTTGACCGGGATGCCGAGGCGCGCCAGGGTGACGGTTTTTTCCGGAAGCCGGTCGGCTTCGAGCAGTTTTTGCAAAATTTGGTCGTCCATCATCGTCGTATTCCTCCCGTAAATCGTAAGATATGGTTAAATCGCCGCTACGCGGTCGTTAAGCGTGTATTCCTCGAACGTGAAGGATACTTCTTCCTTCACTTCTTCGCCGGCCGTCCAGTTGGCCAGTTGCAGCTTGTCCAGCATGACGTTTTTGAGCGTAATCGTCTCGAAGCCAAACGCCTCGGGGTCCTCCAGCTTGCTGATCAGCTCGAATTTGTCAAAGCCGCGGGCGATCATATCGCTCGTTACTTTGAAGCCGCTGATCGTGCCGGTTCCTTTCATCGGGCCTTTTTTGTGGCGGACCCACGGGTCGCCGGCGAGGTTGAGCTCTTTCTTCTGGATTTCCACATTCGCTTCCAGATGATTGAAGTTGCTCTGCCAGTTGCCGTCAATAAAGATCTTTCCATAAGTGCCCATAAATACGCGGTTTGCATCCATCGCTCAAGTTCCCCCTAGAGCACGATAAACGTGCCGAAAATTTGTTCCATCGCGTCCGTCAGACGCGCTTCCCAGTTCAGATACACTTGATCCGGCTCCGGCGTGTAGACGGCGGACGGACCGTAATATTGCGGATCGAGGTACACATCCCAGCCTTCGGTCTCAATAACGCCGGACTGCGCAAGCGACTGCATGTACTGCTTGGCCGCTCCGATCAAGGAGAGGCGTCCTTCGGCGGTATTGTTCACTTTGCCGATATAGCCGTTCTCGGCGGATGCGATCAGGTCCGCCTGGATGGCGTCCATGACGCGGATCGTGCGGATTTTTTTCCAAGCGTTGTTTTGCCCCTGATGCAAGCTCGTTAGCGAATTGACGCCCCGAAGCGCCTTGACCCTTTTACCGTCGTGCACGAGAAGGAATACGCCTCCTGCTGCCGCCTGCTCTTGCTCGCCACGGGTCCAGCGGCGGGTAACGTCTTCGAACGGGGTAGGCGCATAGGTCGTCGACTCGCTCAGCTTTTGTCCGGCGATCAAACCGGCAACGAACGCGGACATCTGAGCCGAGCTGTAGGCGACGCCGTTCAGTACTGCGCCCGTGCCGACATTGACAACACCCTCGTGATTGTACGCAGCGCTGCGAGCAGTCGCGGCGCTGACGGCGGATGCCGACGTATCGTCGGCAGAAGAGCCGCCAAGCACGGCGATGATTGTTTTGCCCTCCGAGCGTACCCGGCTGACCCAGGAGACCACGCTCGTTTGGATGGCTGCATCGGACAGACCGTCAAGCGCGAACAGGTTGAATTGCTGCGTTTCGCATGCCGACAGCGCATTCGTGTAATCTGCGGCCACAATGCCGTCGATACCGGAATTGCCTCCGGCGAGAGGATAGCCGCTACCGTCTTTGAGCGCACCGCTGCCCTCGGCAAGTTTGGTCGCCGCTACCCATTTGTTGGCCGAATCCGCATTGATCGCATCAACCGCCGCCTGGATCGAGCCCCCGTCAAACGTAAAAGTTTTCAGCAGCGTCGTGCCTTCGAGCAGACGGATGTCCTTCTTGGCCGCATCAACCGGGTTCGGCTGAACCGTAACTTTGAACTTGTTGCCGCGGGCTCCCGGGTATTTCGCTTCCAGCTTCATAACGGAAACCGGCGTTGCTGTCGTATCCTGCAAGGTGCAGGTCGCTTTGGCCGCATCGGCGTCCGCCAAGCGGTAAGCCAGCACCGTCTTGGCTCCGCCCAGCAGGGCGAGCTTCAGCGAAGAATACGCCGTCGCGCCAGCCGTCTCGTCGCTTGTATAGGCCGCGTCAGCAGCCGACAAGCTCGTAATTTCTACAAATTGGCCTACCGGTCCCCAATGGGCTTTTACCGGCAGCGCCACGACGCCTCTTGCCCCGGGCTGAACGGCTGCAAGCGCCGCCGCCTGAAAATTCATATACATACCCGGCAGTACGGGCATTTCCGTTTTACTCCAAGTTCCTCCAGCCATTACGACAGCACCTTCCTTGTTTGGAATTGGCGGATCAACCGCTCTGTTTCTTGGATCGTGTACGTTTCCTGGACGCTGCCGAACAGCGCGCCCGTCACAACCTCCGGTTTGACCTCGAATAACGCTTCGGCGTTCAGGAGCAGCTCATCCCGCGTGTAGGATGCGGCGCGGACAACGGGGTCCGGGCTTCCGGCCGGCTGCTGGGGCACTTCTTTTTTGCTTGCCATCGTGTGATCTACCTCCTTTGTATAGGGAAACGGCGGCTCGGACTAGCCGAAACCGCCATCTGCATGCACTTGTCCGATCAGCGGCGCTTCGTCTGCCGATTTGGCTAACTTTTGGCGGAATGTGACGGATAGCTGACCTTTCGTCAGAGCGTCTGCCGTGAAGTCGGCCGTTACTTCGCCAGAGGCGATGTATGTTCGCGCGACCGTGTCCAGTTGCAGCTTGGTTGTTCCGGCGAGATCGGCGGACAACGTGCGGACCATGGCTTCTTGTTCTTGCAAGGTTCGGCCGATGACGTGACCCACGGCTTTATGGTGCAGATCTGCCGTTGCCGCATTAACATTCGCCGCTTCCATCTGCTCGAATCGCCACAGGACGGCGGGAACCGCATAATGCTGCGGCCAGCTTTGCCGATATACGTGCCACTCGGGGCCAGTTTTGCCAGCCGTCCAGCTGCATACCGGGTCCAGCGGACTGCCGGAAGACGGAACCTCCTCGGCGCCAACAGCCATCACGGAAAAGGTCAAAATACGAACGAGCGCCTGGAGCGCAGCGTCCATCTGTTCGGGAGCCTCTGTTCCCTCGTACCGGCATGTAAAGTCCGGCTGAGTTCCACCGCTCGCCAGCCTTACGCCGTGCAGCGCTTGAACCGCTTGATCGGCCCAGAGATCCAGGTCGGCGGCCGCATCGGGTTCGCCGTAAAGCGCCACTTCATAGCGGTTCTTTTGGCCGGTCCACGCGGATTCGCTCGACTGCTTGGCAAGCCTTACGGTCGCATAAGGCTTCGTAGTCGCAGCTGCTGGCTCCCCGATGTCATAACAGCGTCCCGACAAGTCGGGCAGCTCGCTTACGAGCTTGTTTTTGATGACTTCGCGCATGGTTCACCTCGATGTTCTTCTTTGTTCGTGCCCGGACGACAATAAGACCGCAATGCCTTATCCAGGCTCAAAACGGTCATGTTCCCTTGCCGTTACGGCGATTCGCACGGCCACTCGTCCACCGTGAAATGAAACCCCATTCGATCTGCTTCGCTGTTCACGCCTCACCCCCTCTCAAGACCGTTAGCATCCACGACGGCCTCTTCCCGCACGCAAACCGGTCTCATGCAAAATTGCCTGCTCGCCTCCCAGCGTCCCCAAATGCAGGCGACGCATTTGTCCGGCTGCTTATAAGGACAAGCGTCCTCTTCCTTCTCGAGCTTCGTTCCGGTTCCGTTCATGCTCGTTCCTCCTCCCCGTCCGGTGATGTGTTGCCTGTAGCGGCAGCAGCAGCAAAAAGACCGCCTTGGCGGCGGCCTTTCGTTTCCTATCAATTCAGTTGTCCCTGTCCGGAGCCGCGTTCATCTGCTGCCTTTCGTTCGCTCCGTGTTCCTGTCTTGATTATAAAACAGGAACATATGTTCGTACAAATTTTGTCACGCTTGTCCTTTTTGTCGGATTTGTAAACCGCTTTTCCCCGACTGCATCGCTATCGTTAAGAAATGTCCTTTCGATCGTCCCCGTACATTTCTTTGGCGAGAAACCGGACCAGCTCCAGCTTCAGCTCATGCAGTCGCTGCCGCGATACGCCAATGTGCCGAGCGATATGGTTCATCCGCTGGCCCTCCATCAGACAGGTTAGCACGGTCCGCTTGCGATTGTCGCCTATACGTTCGGCGGCCGCGTCGAGCCGCTGGACTTTCGCCTCAAGCTGTTCGAGACGGCTCCAATACTTTTCGCGTCTCTGCGCTTCGCGATTCACCGAATCGGCATGCCGGCCTTTCGCTTTCGGCATGGTTCCGTCGAGTCCGTATACGCCGGTGAGTCCGGTGCCGATCTGCTGCAGCGTTTCGCGAAGACGGTCGATTTCCCGTACCATCCATGGGTAGTCCTTCAACTCCTCCTCCACCTGCTCCATCTGCTCCGTTTTGGCCCCGGACTTGTCCGGATCACGGTTATAATGAGACGCGCGCGTATTTGCGACTTCCCACTGCGGACATTGCTCGATTTGGCCGATGGAGCACTGATGAACCCGGCAAATGCTTTTCGCCCCCCACAAGCTCCCCGGGCAGCGTCCGCACACTTCCTCCCGGTAATAGTCGATTTGCTCGATCGTCCAAGTTTTCATCATTCTCCATCTCCCTTCTTTATTTGGAAAAGTTTCTGATCGAAGTCTTCCGATGAAACGCTGCCGTGTTGTATCGGCGGGTTGTTCTTAGGTTTAGAAAGTCTCGTTTCGTTTCGCCTTAACCTTTACCGAACTCAACCTTTTTTGCCGATTGGAAAATACGCTTATCGCGTCCGGTATACGAGTGATTTGAACAGGAACGTATGTTCCTGTTTCTATTATGTACGCGTTTCGCGTACTTTTCAATCATTTTTTTCTAATATCTTGAAAAAAGGTTCGCGATATGCGATTATACTCATGAAGAGATGTTGCAGCGGAGCTCAACCAAGGAATACACTTCAGAAGAACCGCGGGAGCGGGGTGGACGAAACGGAGGATGGCAGGATGATAGGCGAAACGATTATGCAGCTGCGTAAACAGATGCGCTTGTCTCAGCAAGCTGTAGCCCTCCGGCTCGGCATCGCCAAGAGCACCTATGCCGGCTATGAATCCGGATACCGCGAGCCTTCCGTGGATACGCTGCGGCAGCTTGCCGACCTGTTCGGGGTCAGCGTGGATCGGTTGCTCGGGCAGGATATGCCCGCGCCGCGACAAACGCCGAATGCTTCCGCCCCTACTTCCGAGCCGGACGACCCGGAGCTTGGAATCTGGTTCAAGGAGCTGCTCGAAGCTCCCGAGGAACGAAGGGATGAGCTGCGTAAAATTTGGGAGATTATTAAAACGAGGGAGTCCGGGCGGAAACCGGGCGATAAGCAGGGCGAATCGTAG